GACATTATATTTTTCATACAAAAAACACAAAGCTATGCTTAAAGAAGATAAAACACCAAGCTATACAAGTCCCAAAGGAAGCAGCAGGGGATGTCTATGTAAAGATGAGAACACCTACTCTAGAAAGTGTTGTGATGGTTCTCTATGGGCACAAGGAATAGGAAACATATATCGTAAATCTTAAACGAAAATGCAAAATTTTAATTATTAACCGTTATATAAATATGAAAAACCCATTAGAGATGCTAAAAGAAATTAAAAGCGTTCTAGGTATTGAGTTATCTGAGGATATTCAAGAAGTTAAAGTAGAGCAGTCTACTGAGACTACTGAGGAAACAAAGCTAGCACAAATGACCCTAGAGAATGGTACTATCATTGAAGCAGAAGAGTTCGCTCCTGAAGCTGAGGTATTTATTGTAACTGAGGAGGATAAGATTGCCTTACCAGTTGGAGAGTATGCCTTAGAGGATGGAATGATTCTTATTGTAGAGTCTGAGGGTATCATCAAAGAAATCAAAGAAGCTACTGCTGAGGAAGTGGTAGAAGAAGAGGTAGAGGCTGCTGAGGAATCTGACAAAGAGGAGATGGCTTATGCTACTAAAGAAGAATTATCTGAGGTTAAAGCAATGATTGAAGAAATCAGAGCAATGATCAAAGATAAGGAAGAGATGGCTGCCGTAGAGGAGCAAGTAAAAGAGGAACTATCCTCACAACCTGCCGCTGCACCATTAAAGCACAACCCTGAGGCTAATGTACAAACAAAGAAAGTAACATTCGGTCAAAACAGACCACAGTCTATTCAGGACAGAGTATTTGCAAGAATATCTAACATTAATAAATAAACTTAAAACTAAATAAAAATGGCTACAACTACTAGCATTACAACTACATACGCAGGGGAATTTGCAAATGAATACATTGCAGCTGCGTTATTATCAGGTGCTACCTTAAACAATGGTGGTATCACAGTTAAACCAAACGTAAAGTACAAAGAGGTAATTAAGAAAGTTGCTACTGATTCTAACGTAATCAAAGACGCATCTTGTGATTTTGCCGATACTGCTACAGTAACTTTGACTGAGAGAATCTTACAACCTGAGGAGTTCCAAGTGAACCTAGAGTTATGTAAAAAAGACTTCCGTTCTGACTGGGAGGCTGCACAAATGGGAATGTCTACATTTGACAACTTACCACCAGCATTTTCTGACTTCCTAGTAGCACACGTTGCAGGATTAGTTGCTGAGAAAACTGAGCAATCTATTTGGAGAGGAACTAACGCTACTGCAGGAGAGTTTGATGGATTAGTAACTAAAATGACTGCTGATGCTGACGTAATTGATGTAGTAGGAACTACTGTTACCGCTGCTAACGTAATTGACGAGTTAGGGAAAGTAGTAGACGCTATTCCATCTGCATTATACGGTAAAGAGGACTTATACTTATATGTATCTCAAAACGTAGCTAGAGCCTATGTAAGAGCATTAGGAGGATTTGGTGCTGCTGGATTAGGAGCAAACGGTGTGAACGCTGAGGGAACTCAATGGTGGAACAACGGTGCATTGTCTTTTGATGGTGTAAAAATCTTTGTTGCTAACGGATTAGCTGATAACTACATCGTAGCTGCGGAGAAATCTAACTTATTCTTTGGTACTGGTTTATTATCTGACCACAACGAGGTTAAAGTTCTAGATATGGGAGATTTGGATGGTTCTCAGAATGTGAGAGTAATTATGAGATTTACAAGTGGCGTAGAGTACGGTATCGGTTCTGATATTGTTCTTTATACTCCTGCATAATCATAAATAACTAAATAAATAGAAGGGGTAGGTAAGTCCAAATTTTAGACCTGCCTGCCCTTTTTTTATTAATCTAAAAAACTTAAAACATATGTCTTGTTCAATTACAAACGGTAGGTCATTACCTTGTAAGAGTGCGGTAGGTGGACTTAAAAACATCTACTTCTCTAACTATGATGCTACCAATATTGCTGATTTGACTCCATCTGCAGGAGAAATTACTTTCAATGGTTCTGAGGAGTTCTATCAATATGAAATCAAAGGTAACTCTAGTTTAGAGACTGCTATTAACTCATCTAGAGAAAATGGTACTACTTTCTATGAGTCTACTCTTAATGCTACTTTTACTTTCTTAGACAAAGCAACACAAGAAGAAATCAAATTATTAGCTGCAGGGAGACCTCAGATAGTTATTGAGGACTATAATGGTAACTTTTTCTTAGTAGGTAAAGATCACGGTGCTGAGGTAACTGGTGGTTCTATTGCTACAGGTGCTGCTATGGGAGACCTATCAGGATTCACATTAACGCTTACTGCTCAGGAAACTGCTCCACCATTCTTTTGTGCTGCTGCTCCAGCTTTAGCTACTTACACACCGATTGACCCAACTGCGTAACTAAAAAATAGTTGCAATATTTAAGACCCTGCCTTATGGTGGGGTTTTTTTTGTTATCTAATACAAAAAGCAATAAATAATACGTTATATATATATGAAACACTTAACGACAAGTACAGATGACCAAACTATCTTGTTTATTCCTAGAGAATATGCAATTAGTGGTACTCTGATACTAAGAGATGATAGCACCAACACAGAGACTAGTGAGGTGGTAGATTTGGGTAAGTCAGGAGAGTATATGAGTCTTACACATTCCTTTGAGTTAAAAGAGGGTAGATTCTATGATATGAAAGTGGTGGTTTCAGGTAACGTAATATATAAAGACAAGATATTCTGTACAGACCAAGATATAGACCAAGATACAAATGACTACTACTCAGTAAACAAAGACGTTTACACTTCTGAGGACACCTATGATAATGATTACATTATAATATGAAAAGAAAAAACAATATAGTTAAGGCTATAAATAAAAATGTACATAATAACGTACATAATAGGAAGCAAGAGGTAAGCATAGTTAATCTAAGCACTTACACTTCTCCTAAAGTATCTGAGGTTAGAGGTAAGGACTATGTATCGTATGGTGCTGATAATAACTACTATCAGTTTCTTATAGACAGATACAATGGTTCTCCTACCAATAATGCGATTATCAATGGTATCTCAGAGATGATTTATGGTAAGGGATTAGATGCTACAGACTCTAATAAAAAGCCTGACCAATATGCACAAATGAAAACCTTATTCACTAAGGACTGTACTAGAAAGCTAGTATATGACCTTAAACTAATGGGAGGTGCAGCTATGCAAGTAATCTATTCTAAGGATAGGTCTAAGATTGTTCAGGTAGAGCATATGCCTGTAGAGACTCTAAGAGCAGAGAAGTGCAACGAGGATGGAGATATAGAGGCTTACTACTACTTTAAGGATTGGAGCAAAATAAAGCCATCTGATGAGCCACAGAGGATACCTGCATTTGGGTTCTCTAAAGAAGCTATTGAGATTTTATTTGTTAAGCCTTACAGAGCAGGATTCTATTACTACTCTCCAGTAGATTATCAAGGAGGTTTACAGTATGCTGAATTAGAGGAGGAGATCTCAAATTACCACCTTAATAACATAATGAATGGTCTAGCACCTTCTATGTTAATTAACTTCAATAATGGAGTGCCTAATGAGGAGGAGAGACAATTAATAGAAAACAAGATACATCAGAAATTTGCAGGTTCTAGTAACTCAGGAAAATTTATACTTTCCTTTAATGACAATGCAGAGACTGCTGCTAGTATTGAGCCTGTACAATTATCAGATGCACACCAACAATACCAATTTCTGTCTGATGAGAGTTCTAAAAAGATAATGGTATCTCATAGGGTAGTATCTCCTATGCTTTTAGGTATTAAAGACTCATCAGGATTAGGAAACAACGCAGAAGAGATAGAAACTGCATCTACATTAATGGATAACACCGTTATAAGACCATTTCAGACACTTTTAATAGATGCCTTTGATAAAGTACTAGCCTACAATAATATTGCCTTAAAACTATACTTTAAGACCTTACAACCGCTAGAGTTTACAGACTTAGATAACGTAGTAGATAAGGAGACTAGAGAAGAGGAGACTGGTGTTAAGATGTCAAGCGATAAACCTAAGGTAGATGATGACTTTGCAGACTTTATGGTAGACTTTGGAGAGGATGAGAATCTTGATGAGTGGGAACTTGTAGATGAGAGACCTGTAGATTATGACCAAGAGGAGACTCTAGACAAAATGATAGGATTAGCTTCTACAGGAACTGCTAGACCAAACGCAAAGAGTGAGCAAGATGGCGAGGTAGAAAACCAAAGATTCAAAGTAAGATACCAATACGCACCCTTAAAGACTACTACTAAGAATGGAGAGAATGTATCTAGAGACTTCTGTAGAAAGATGGTAGCTGCTAAGAAAATATACCGTAAAGAGGATATACAACAAATGTCTCAAAGAGCAGTTAATGCAGGTTGGGGTTTAAATGGTGCTGATACTTATGATATATGGCTTTACAAAGGAGGAGGATCTTGTCATCACTTTTGGATGAGAAAGACTTATATGGCTAAGGGAGTAAATCCTGATGCTACAAACCCTAATGCTGAGGTAAGCGTAAACCAAGCTAGAAAGGATGGGTTTAAACCTGAAACTAATGACAGAAAGGTAGCGACTAGACCTACCGATATGCCTAAAAATGGATTTGTAAACAAGAGATAAATGGCAACAGCACTTTTTATAAAGAGAGAGGATATAGTAAGAAACACCATAATAGATGGTAATCTAGATTTTGATAAATACATTCAGTTTATTAAAATAGCACAAGAGATACATATCAAAAACTATTTAGGAAGCGACTTATACGAGAAAATATCATCAGACATACTAGCAGGAACTCTATCAGGAGACTATCTAGAACTAGTAAACACTTATGTACAACCTATGCTTATTCATTTTGCTATGGTGGACTATTTGCCGTTTGCTGCTTACTCTATTAAAAATGGAGGTATATACAAGCACACAAGTGAGAACTCTGAGGTAGTATCAAAAGAAGAGGTAGATTACTTAGTTTCTAAGGAGAGAGATATTGCTGAATACTATACTAGGAGATTTATTGACTATATGGCATTTAATCAGTCTAGCTTTCCTGAGTACACTAGCAATACAAACGATGATATACACCCTGATCACGATGCAACATTTCAAGGATGGGTGTTATGAAAGCAAGATACAAGCCTAAAGACAAGAATCTAACTAAACTAAAGAAATACCTAGAAAAACAAAAAGATGGCAAACAATATAAACTGGGGAAATAATTACTGCGACATTCTAAGTAACGATGCTTTTGGAGATGCTGATTGGAGTGCTAATGCAATAGACGATATTTCAGCACCGACTTGTTGGGCAGGAGGCGTTATACCTTTAACCGCAGATACTACTTTATATAGAGCAGATACAACTTTAATAACCGCAGACCAAACACAAATATAAAACAATAAAATAATGGCAAAACAAGTAATTAATATTGGAAGCGTTGCTAATGATGGTACAGGAGACCCATTAAGAACTGCATTTGATAAAGTAAACGACAACTTTACAGAGTTGTACAACGATGACGCAGGAGATGTAGATTCGGTAAACGGACAGACAGGTACAGTAGTACTTGATACTGACGATATTTCAGAGGGTGCAACAAACCTTTATAATGCAACCCATACAGGAGATGTTACAGGAGCAACTGCTTTAACTATTGCAAATGATGTAATTACCTATGCTAAGTTAGGCACAGAATTTACAACAAGTGCAGCTTTAGCAACAGACGTAGACTTTAGTACTGCTCAAGTATTTACTAAGACACTAACAGGAAACACTACTCTTACTTTCTCTAACACAGAAATAGGTATGGTTAAGGACTTAGTAATTACAGGAGACCACACTTTAACACTTCCTGCGGGTTCAACGGTAGCTGGAACTTATGATGGTACAGTTTCTAATCTTATTCAAGTAGTAGTAACAGGTGCAAGTCAATACTGGTACTCAATTTCACAACCTCAATAAAAAATAGATATGGTAGCAATATTAGTAAACGGAGAAATAAAAACATTTAGCAGAGTTCCTAAGAGTTGGAGTGATGAGAATGGCTTACACCTAAACATTGGAGATGGTGCTTCTTTAGGTTTTAAAGAGGTAGTTAAACCGACATACGATTCAAGAATAGAGGAGTTAGACAACTTACACTTAGATGGAGATGTTTATACTTATGACGTAATAGACAAGCCTATTAAATTGACTCTTGCTGAATTAAAAGCAAATAAGATTTCTAATTTAAAATCTATTATAGGTAGTCAATTAGCTAAAACAGATTGGTACATTATTCGTGAGGCGGATAGTGGAGAGGCTACTCCTAACGAAGTAAGAGGCGAGAGAGCAGCATTAAGAACACAGAGTGATGAATTGGAAGCACAAATAAACGCTTTAACTACTAAAAAAGCAGTAGTATTATTTGACTTGCCTTCTTTTAACTTATAGACTATGAATAAGCGACTAATAAAAAGTAATGACGAGGGTGGCGGAGGAAACGCAAGTTTTAATACTGTTTTGTATACGGGTACAGGAACAACCAATCCAAGAACAGATATTGGATTCCAACCAGACTTAGTTTGGATTAAAAACAGAACAAACACTAATTCAAACGTATTACAAGACAGTGTAAGGGGGGCGAATCAATACTTAATATCAAACACAACAAATGCAGAAGCAACAAGGACAGATTTTCAAAGTTTTGATTCTAATGGATTTACTGTAACAGGAAATAATGATTCTTGGAACGGAAGTCACAACTACGTTGCTTGGTGTTGGAAAGCAGGAGGTGCAGCAGTAACAAACACAGATGGAACAATAACAAGTCAAGTGTCTGCTAATACAGAGGCAGGGTTTAGTATTGTTAGTTGGACAGGAAATGGAAATGCATCTTCTATTGGTCACGGATTAAGTTCTGCACCCGATATGATTATTTTAAAAAATAGAACTGATGTAGATTCGTGGGAAATACACCATAAAAGTATTACACCGATAACTCATTCAATTACGTTTACAACTTCGGCTGCAAGGCTAAGTAATTATTTTACTGCAAAAGATTTAACTACTTTTTCAGTTGGTGGATATAATAGGTCTAATGGATTAAATGACGCAATGATAGCCTACTGTTTCGCAGAGGTTGCAGGATTCAGCAAGTTTGGTAGTTATGATGGGACAGGAACTGCAAGTGGAAACGTTGTTGTAACAGGATTTGAGCCTGCATTTGTAATGGTGAAACGAACAGATGCAAGTGGCGGTAGTTGGTTAATGGTTGACAACAAAAGAGTTGCAGCAGGAAACGAAAAACACGAATTATTTGCAAATACTTCTACTGCTGAAAGTGGCACTGGTTATGATGTAGCATTTTTAGAGAATGGTTTTCAAATGCAAACAACAACATCTAATGCTAACGCAAGTGGTGCTTCATACATCTATATGGCATTTGCTAATCAGTTTTAAAAACAGGGGCAACCCATTTAAACTATGGACAATAAAATATCATTTATAAGTGGGTTTATGTTTACAACCCTATCAACAATAACTATTATGGGAGTAGCACAAGCCGCTATGATTGGTCTTGTCGGTGGTTTCTTTGGACTATTAGGAAAAGAATTATACTACTATTTAAAAAGAAAGATAAATGAGAAAGTTAATAGATAAAGTAATATTCAAATTCATAGAATTTAAGATATGGCTACACCAAAAGAAAAACGGTAGTACTTGGGATAAGTTTCAGTTTGGTTTATTTTGGATGCTTATAATGATTCTAACAAGTATGTTAATTGGTAAAATACTATGAAATATTTTAAACTTTCTGAGTTTGATAGTCCTGATATGGTGGGAAGTGGCGAAGCTATGGATAAGGAGTTTTTAAGTAGACTTGATCAGGCTAGATCGCTTGCTGATACATCGTTTAGAATTACTAGTGGTTTTAGGACTTTAGAGCATAACAAGAAAGTAGGAGGCGTAGAGAACTCATCTCACACTATTGGACACGCTGCAGATATAGCTTGTACAGATAGCGTGAAGCGACATAAAATAATATCATCACTTTTAAAAGTAGGATTTACTAGGATAGGAATAGCAAAGACATTTATACACGTTGATAATGACCCTAGTAAGCCTGCTAATGTAACTTGGGTATATGGATAAGAAACCTTTTAAAGATACTAAACTTGGCAAGATAGTAGGTAAGCTATCAGGCTTCCTTCCTAAAGATGGTGTATTAGGCGTTGTAAGAGACATTTTAGATGGCGATGATAGTCTGACACCTGAAGAGAAAGAAAGTCTCTTAAATGAGTCCCTAGAGGCTTATAGGATAGAAGTTAGCGATAGAGATTCAGCTAGGAGGAGAGAAGTTAAGCTAAGACGCTATGGAACAGATTGGATGTTTAATGCCACAGGTATAGTTGGTCTGTTAGCATTCGCATTCTTGGTTTATACTGTAGTAACTACACAAGTGCCTGAGAGTAACAAAGAGATCTTTATACACCTCTTGGGTATTGTAGAGGGTGTTGCTTTGTCTATATTTGGCTACTACTTTGGGTCTGCTAAGAAAGAGAATAGATAAGTTGTTAATAACTTTGTAGCTTATTATTACTACATAAAACACAAAACTCTTATTTTTTATTATACTATATATAGTATTATACTATAATATATATTATATTTATATATAATTAATAATAACAATAAACTATATATAGTATTATACTATAGAGATTATGAAAGAAAAGATTTTAAGAATTGCAGAGGATTATCAGAAAACAGTAGTAGAGAGAATTAACGAACTCTTAGAGATAGATGCTACTATGTACACTAATCTTGGTTCAGATAGTACTAAGGCTGAGAAGCAAGAGGTAAAAAAAAATTCTAGGATTATTTACAGAGCCATAAGAGACCTAGACGCAGAGACTGGTAAGCTACTCTTACAACATCAAGACGGATATTAGATGCCTAAGAAACCAAGCAGAAAGACAATCGTAAACAAACTAGACAAAGTATTCTCTGAATATATCAGGAGGCGATATGCTAAGAATAATATAGCAGAGTGTGTTACTTGTGGTAAGAAAGACCATTGGAAGAACTTACAAGCAGGACATTTTATGTCTAGAAAGCATTATGCTACTAGATGGGATGAGGAAAACGTAGAAGTGCAATGTATGGCTTGTAATGTCTATAGGTATGGAGAGCAATACTTATTCGCTAAACACTTAGGTCAAGAGAAAGCTGATGAGTTGCTAGCTAAGAGTAGAACTATGGTAAAACTAAAAGACTGGGAATTACTAGAAATGATAGATATTTATAAAGAAAAGTTATTGGAATTGGAACAATAAGTAGTATATTTGAAGTGTCTG